GTCGATAATGGCTTACTGGCCCCCGCAACTTCCCAAGCCGCAGCTGGCCGGCTACAGCCTCGCGCCGCAAGCCGCGTTCGTGCGCTCCGACATGGACGCTGGCCCCGCGCGCCAGCGCCGCCGATTCACCCAGGCGCCGACCGACATCGCGGTCGAGCTCGTCATGGATCAGCAGCAACTGGCGATCTTCGAGGCGTGGTATGAGCACCGGATCGACAGCGGATCCGCGTGGTTCGACGCCCCCATGCTCAACGGGCAGGGCGTCACGACCGCGCAATGCCGCTTTGTGGAGCCGTGGAGCGCAAAGCCGCTCGGCGGTGGGATGCACGCCGTGTCCGCGAAGTGGGAGACGCGCGACCGGCCGGTGATGACTGACGCCGACCTTACTGATGCCGGGGTGGTCTGATGCCCGATCCAGCCCTGTCCGAAGCGATCAAGGAGGCGTATGCCAGCGCGCCGACTGACGTGGTGATCCTGCATACGCTGGAGCTGCGCCACCCGAACTTCACGCAGCCCATCCGCGTGGTCAACGACCATCGGAACCTAGTGGCAACGCTCGAAGCCACGGCGCCGGTGGACGCCGGCCAGCCCGTCGAATTCATCCGCTTCGCCTTCCGCTTCACGCTACCCGAGCTGATGACGAACGGCACGCCGGAAATCGAGATCGAAATCGACAACGTCGACGCTTCCGTCGTGGCCTACATGGACGCGGCGGCGCAGTCCGACCAGTTGATCGAGGTCACCTATCGCCCCTACCTCTCGACCGACCTTTCCGCGCCGCAGATGGACCCGCCGCTCACGCTCGTGCTGCACGACGTGGAGTGCGACGTGTTCGCGGTGCGCGGCCGGGCGAGCTTCGGCGACTTCGCAAACTACCGCTTCCCGACCGAGACCTATGACCAAGAACGCTTCCCCGGACTGGTGGGCTGATGATGCACTGGACCGCTGAATACCTGGGCAAGCCGTGGAAGAACGGCGCCGAAGGCCCGGATGCGTTCGACTGCTACGGGCTCGTGCGCGCGGTGTATTGGGACCGCTACCGCATCCAGATTCCGGCCATCAGCGCGGACGCAACGAAGGTGCTCGCGTGCCTTCACGCGGCGCGCGACTACGCCGACTACAGCCAGTGGGAGGCCGTCACGGTGCCGCAGGACGGCGACGTGCTGCTGATGGGCTGCGCGCGGCATCCGCACCATGTGGGCATCCTTGTGGAAGGGCGCGTGCTTCACAGCGTGGAAGGCGCGGGCGTGGTGCTGCAGACGGTCGATAGCCTCGCGCTGCACGGCTGGAACATCCTCAAGACCTACCGGAGGCGGGCATGCGTGCCGTCTGTGTAACCGCGCTCGACCCGTTCCGCCCGCTCGAGCATCGCACCATCGCGCAGATCGGCCGGCGGCGCCGCATCCGGGCGCTCGCGCCCAAGACCGACAAGCCGTTCATCGCCTTGCTCAATGGCCGTGCCGTGCTGCGCCGGGAGTGGGGCCGCAAGCTGCGCGACGGCGACACGCTCGCGTTCATGGTGCTGCCGCAGGGCGGCGGGGGCGGCTCGAACCCGCTGCGGGCTATCCTAATGATCGCGGTAGCGTTCTTCGCGCCGCATGTCGCAGGCTACATGTTCCAGGGCGCCGTGCTCGGCGGCACGATGGGCAGCTTCGGGCTTTCGATGGCAACCGCTGCCGTAGGGCTCGCCGGCTCGATGCTGGTCAATGCCCTGATCCCGCCCCCAAAACCCCCATCCGCGCAGGTCGCAAGCGATATCGCCGCCGCCTCGCCGACCTACAGCATCGGCGCGCAGGGCAATAGCGCGCGCATCGGCCAGCCCATCCCCGAGGTGTTCGGGCGGCACATCATCTATCCCGACTTCGCCGCGATGCCCTACACGGAGTACAGCGGCAACGACCAGTACCTGTACCAGCTTCTCGTGATCGGTCGCGGGCACTACGACATCGAGCAAATCCGCATCGAGGACACGCTGCTCTCCAACTTCGATGAGGTGGAGACGCAGATCGTCGGCCCCGGCGGCACGGTGACGCTCTTTCCGACACGCGTCATCACGTCCGTCGAGGTCTCCGGGCAGGACATGGAGTACAACGTCGCCGTGGGGCCGTTCGTCGCAAACCCGGCCGACGCATCCGCCAATCGGCTTGGTTTCGACATCGTGCTCCCGCGGGGCCTCTACTACGCGAACGACGGCGGCGGGCTCGATGCGCGCTCGATCGGGCTGCGGCTTGAGTACCAGGCCATCGACGCCGATGGCGCGGCCGTGGGCGCCTGGACGGTCGCTGAGAACATCACGATCACCGCCGCGACGACGACGCCCATCCGGCGCTCGTACCGCTACAGCGTGCCAGCCGGGCGCTATCAGTGCCGGGTGACGCGCACCACGACCAAGTCGACCGACACGCGCACCGGCAACGACATCGCGTGGGCGGGCCTTCGGGCGTACATCCCCGGCGCGCAGTCCTACGGCGACGTGACGCTGCTTGCGATGCGCATCCGCGCCACGGACAACATCAGCGCGCAGGCGAGCCGGAAGGTGAACGTGATCGTCACCCGCAAGCTGCCGATCTGGAACGGCTCGGCGTGGTCCGCGCCGGCCTCCACTCGCAACCCGGCATGGGCGGCGGCGTACATCGCCCGCCAGCGGCTGCCCGATTCGCGCATCAACCTGTCCGCGCTCAAGGCGCTGGCCGACACATGCGCCGCCCGCGGCGACCGCTTCGACGGCGTGTTCGACAGCCAGAGCACGGCATGGGAGGCGCTGACCAACGTGGGGCGCGTGGCGCGCGCTGCGCCCTTCATGCAAGGCGGAAGGCTGCAGGTCTATCGTGACGCATCCGAGCCGCTGCCGGTGGCCATGTTCAGCCCGCGCAACATGCTGCGCAACTCGTTCCGGCTCAACTACAAGATGGCCAGCGAGGACATGGCCGACAGCATCGACGTGGAGTACTTCGACTCTGGCACATGGTCCTGGAAGACCGTGCGCGCCACGCTGCCGCTCGGCACTGCCGACAAGCCCATCAAGGTCAAGCTCTACGGCGTCACCAGTCGCGCGCACGCATGGCGCGAAGGCATGTACATGGCCGCGTGCAACCGCTACCGGCGCCGCTTCTGCGCCTGGCAGACGGAGATGGACGGCTTCATCCCGAGCTTGGGCGATTGCGTGGCGATCACGCACGATCTGCCCAAGTGGGGCCAGTTCGCCGAGGCTCTTTCGTGGGATCAGGACTCGCAGCTTCTGGGCGTCTCTGAGCCGCTGGACTGGTCCGCAGGGGGCACGCACTACCTCGCATTCCGCGACCGCGCCGGACGCCCCGTGGGGCCGTTCCAGGTCACGCAGGGGCCGGATGATCGCTCTCTGTACCTGCTGACGTGGGATGCGCTCAACGATCCGGCGCCCGATGTGGGCTATGACCGCGAGCGCTCGCACGTCGCCTTCGGCCCGGCGGACGCGCAGTACATCCGCGCCAGGGTGCTGTCGGTGAAGCCGCGCGGCATGAGCACGGCGGAAATCGAGGCGGTGATCGAGTCCGACTTCGTGCACGAGGCCGATACCGGCGCAGCCCCTGGCGGCTCGGCGTGGCAGCTGCCGACGCGCAACACCTATCCGGTGGTCACCGGACTCACTGCGCGCAGCTTCCCCGGTCGCGTCGATCAGATGGTGATCTCGTGGAATGCGGTGGCCGGCGCCGACTACTACATCGTCGAGCAGTCGAACGACGGCATCAACTGGACGCGTGCGGGCGAGGTCACAACGAACAGCTACACGGCAACGGCGCTCTATGGCCCCGCCACGCTCATTCGCGTGGCAGCCGTGGGCCTCACGCGCGGGCCATGGGACGAAGTGGCCTACGCCTTCGGATCGGATTACATGTGGATCAACTATGCGTCGCTCATGTGGAGCAATGACGCGAACCTGATGTGGAGTAGCTGATGACTGCACTGCCTTCAATCGCCAGTTTCACCGCCCCGACCGTCACCGAGGGCGAGTTCAAGACGGCACTATCGAACCTGCACCTCTTCTTGTCGGGCCTGCTGGGCACGACGGGGGCCGCGGCGAATGCGCAGGCCGCGCTGGGTGCGCTGCTGGGCGCGGGGGTGACGACCAAGACGGGCGCCTACACCGTGGCGGCTGCAGACCGAGGGCGGGTGATTGCGTGCTCCGGCACCTTCACGGTGACTCTGCCTGATGCGGGCGCAGTCGACGCAGGCTTTGCGGTGGCGATTGCCAACTACGGCACCGGGACGGTGACGGTCGATCCGTTCTCGACGCAGACGCTCGACGGGGCGTTAACGCGCACACTGGCAGCCAGCCGGATGATGGTGGTGTGCGCGGTCAATGGGGAGTGGCTTTCTGTGGGGGGGATTGGGGCCGCGAGCACGACCGAGGCAGGGGTGGTGCAGCTCTCGACAAGCACGTCTAGCACCAGCACGACGCTGGCGGCGACTGCGAGTGCGGTTAAGGCTGCGTATGACCGAGCCGCGGCAATCGCTGCTGGCACCGACCCTCAGAAGATCGCCGTTGCCGCCTTTGCGGCGCCAGCGGCAGGCAGTAACGTCGTTCTCCGGTTCAGGGAGGGCGAGTTGATCGCTTCAGGAGATGAGATAAGGAGTCTTGGCTTGGTGACATGCCTTGTCCCAGGAGTCATCACGTTTTCTGCGGACCTACGGATAAATAACGCAAACTACTCTGCGCAGCTGCAAATCTTTAAGAACGACTTGCTGGCGGCCACGCTTTCTCACAACGGGACCGCTTATGCAACCAAG